CCTTGGCTTGAGATCTAGGTATCTTTGCCATGTCTGCTACAACCTGGTGAAAGTCAGTAGAAGTATCATTTTCATAATTATCTATTACATCATTAACCGATGGAAATTTGTGTAAAGCTGCATAATGCACTACCAGTCTAGGTTCTTGCTGAGAATAGTCAAAACAACCCCATGTATGGCCTTCCTCTGGTATAAATATAGATCTAATCATAGGTCCAAGATCCTTATTTCTAGCTGGTAGCTGCTGTAAATTAGGGTTTGAATAGCTAAATCTACCGGTCACAGTTCCGCCATAATCTGACCTTATTTGATTTATGTCTGCATGGATCCTGCCTTTATGTTCATGTTTAATTATGGTATCAATAAAAGTAGTATGAGCTTTATTAACTTCTCTAGCTTGAGCAATCATTCTAACTACTGGGTGACTATGATTCGAAATAAAATTTTTAGTAAAGGATGGAGCTTGTGATTTTGCAGTTCGTTCGTACGGTAAACCAAGTTTATCAAAAACTTTCGCAACACTTCTTGCAGCCATTAGCTGAACGTCTATGTGCGTTTCTTTTTTTATTTTGTGCAGGAGCTCTTTTTCTTGCAATGTTAACTGCTGCTTTAGTTTATGAGCTCGTTGAACGTCTACTCGGACTCCAAGGAAACGCATGTCTACCAGACAAGGAAAAAGATCAGTTTCCAATTCAAAAATAGATTCAACATCCTGGTGTATTAATTCTTTTTTAAATATTTGCCACAGCTCTAAAGTTAGTTCAGCATCTTTTTCTGCGTAAGATCCCACATACATTGCTGGTAGTTGCCACATATCTGCTTTAGGATCTAGTCCTCTAGACTTTGCTTCTTCATTTAATGCAGCTTCATTTTTACCATGACCCAAATAATCCCAAGACAAACTATTTAAATCAAATCTAAATCTGTTTTCATCAATTAATGATGCAGCAATCATAGTGTCTACTATTTGTCCGTTTATTTTAAGACCCATAGATTTAATCCAACATACATCATACATAGCATTGTGAAATATTTTTATAGCATCCGACTCACAAATATCCTTGAACCACTCTAAGGTTTTTTTACGATTCATGTTTGGCCCTGATCCGTGAGCAATTGGAAAATAAAACTTTCTACCGGGTACAGCAACAGCTATGCCTACAACTTCTCCATTACCAATGATAGATCCAGATCCTTTAGATTTTAAATCAGGATCTCTTGTCTCTAAGTCGATTGCGATCTCGTCGTATTTTCTTAAATCAGGATACTCTTCTGGTTCATTCCATTCTGTCTGTGCTTCAAATAAAGGTACTTTCATTTCTTTGTGTCTTTTAGTTTTAATATCTCTAGTTCACAATAGTGAATTATTTTTTGTAAATCTTCTATTTTATTTTTAAATAAATATCTACAAACATACTTCACAACACATCCTTGAAAGAAGGAGAGATTATTTTTTGAAATAAATTCATATGGCTGAATGTGAAAATTTTTATAGTGAGATCCACCTACCTGGCGGTCTTGCGGGAAAGTATCATTAAATATATCTTTGTTCGTCATAGTTGGTATCCTTTCCTTTCAATTTTTGCTCTCATTAAATATAAGTTTCTTTTTGCTCTCGTACAACCTACATACCATACTCTGTGCTCTTCGTCACGTTTTATTACACTTTTTATTGTAGCTTCTCTTATTTTTTTAGCATTGTCTAATACTAAAATTACGTTCTCACATTCCCCACCTTTTGCTGCATGAATTGTGGATACTTTAATCCTTGCTTCATCACTTAATTTTTCTTTATTGGACAACATAAGTCTTATGTAAATTTTATCTTCAGCTGGTGCATTGTCAAAACATTCAAACCATTTTAAATCTTTCTTAAGTTCTCTGTTGCCCATGTATTCTTTGATATCTTCTAACGCTGTATCCGATATGGTTTCTCCATTTAACCATTTACTATGGTTAATAATTGCTTTGTATAGCTTTGTATTATAACTTTTTTGATGTTTATTTTCGTAATATAAACCTTTGACTTTTAATAAATTACAAATTTCTTTTGATCTAGATATGGTTCTAGTTAAGATTAACCAATCCTGACTAAATAAATCAAGATTCTCTAAACTATTAATTTTACTACATAAACCTTCCTCGTCTCTAGGTAAATAATTTTTATCTGCTCTAAGTCCTTCAATTCTAGCGGTAATAATTTCTGATATGTCTTGGACAGCTTTTGGTATTCTTCTTGATTTAGACAATACTTTTTCTACAGCTTCTTCTTGTATAAATCTATCTACATCTGCACCTGCCCAGCCATAGATTGCTTGATCATCATCCCCTGCAAGATAAACTTTTTTAGATTTAGATTTTAGTATGTCATATAATTTCCATTGTATCGGAGATAAATCTTGTGCTTCATCAATAAACACTACATCAAATTCTGGAATTTTATGTGGCTGCTGCACTATGTCATGAATCATGTCTGTAAAGTCGACTAAATTATTTACATCGGGATGTTTATATTTATTATAATTAGCTTCAATATGTTTTAATAAATCAGGATCTACATTTGTAGAGTGTTCTCCGGTGCAGTATTCATCCCACACCGGTATATCTTTTTCTTTTGCTTTTAAAATAATTTGAAAGTATTCATTATCACAAGTTAAATAAGGTGAAGCATCCATATCTTTTTTTGCATTAACTCTTACACTTAATTCTTTACCAAGATCATTGTAATGATAATCTTGCATTACATTTTCTTCTCTAAGTCCTAGACTATGAAAAGCTAATGAGTGTAATGTTTGAAAATATTTTAAGTGTTTCTTTTTATATTGTGAATTTTTTTTAAGCATACGATCTTTTGCTTCGTTAGCTGCTTTACGAGTAAATGCAAAGTATCCTATCTTATCAATAGGAGTGCCTATTCTAATGTAGGCCATAGTTCTTCTAATTAATTTTTCTGTTTTACCTGTACCTGGAGGACCGTATATCTTGGTTACTTTTTTCATTAAAGAATATCTTTTTTACTTTTCATCGATATTATTTCAATTGGATTTTCTTCTCTTTCAAAATGTGTCATTGATATTTTAACACATCTTACTGGGTTATGTGATTTCTTTTCTGTTTCTTTTTTAGGATATCGTTTAAGACTCCGTAGTTCTGCTCCAAAAAAGTCCATCATCATTTGTCCTGTCCTATCAATTTTAGATTTCCATTCTTTGTTTTTTAAAAAATTATAAAAAGGATCAAATACAAAATATGCAAAACCATCATCAATTAATGTGCTGCCACTTCTAAATGAAGCATCACTAACTGCTGGCACACCATGAATATAATCATCTAAATGTTTATGAAGTATTTCTTTGGGTGATGTACCTGGAGGAGCTTTTTCTGTTTTCATTCCTTGCCATAGGTTATCTAAAATATTTTGCATATCATCACCCTTGATTCGTGGTGGTGGAATAGGGGTATGAGCCCCAATTAAACGTCTAAGCTTTTCTTGGTCCATAATGTAATTAATATCTCTAGCAATTATCTGCTGCGTAGTTTCACCTTCTACTTTGTCATTGTAATGTACAGTGAATCTAAATTCTGGTTCAGGAGAATAATCTATTTTAATTAATGCAGATAATGCAGGAAATTTTTTAACTTTATCAGAGGCTACACCAAATTTTCTTTTCAAACATTCTGATTTAACACACATACTATTAATAGGTTCTTCTGAACAAGTATGGCCTGCGGTATCTTTTTTATACGCTTTAATTTTTTGTTTTACTTTTTCGTCTCCCCATATATTATCGTAAACAATATAATTTCTTGCACCTTCTAAAAGTTTTTCTTCCCAGTTGTCAGGATATTTCTTTTTAGCAAACACCATATAGTTATAAATAAATCGATCTCTATAATCATCTAACTTAGATTTAGATAATCTTTGTAAACAAACAGGACCATCGGCAAATTCATCTGCACCACCTGTTAATTCTAATCGCATAAGTTCCGTAGCAAATTCTTCTAGATCTTCTTTAGTCTTTGTGTTAGCCTCGACGACTTTTATAAATTGATCAAAGGTAAACTCAGTTCCATCTAGATTTACACCGACTCTTTCATTACGATTATAATAAGGTAAGTTTATAAAATTACCATTAATAGGTTTACTATCTGAACCAATTCCTAATTGAGTTTGTTTTGGAAATATTTCTGTTGAAGCTTTTAAATCAAATGTAAATAATAATTTATCTAAAAAATTTCTAACAAAACTAGCTTTAACTGGTTCTTTAAAAAATACATATATGTGGAGTCCACCACTTTTAGATTTAACTGGAACTACTGGAATATTTTTTTTATCTATTATTTCTAAATATTTTCTTAAATCAAAGTTGTCATATTCATCAG